TATACACCGATTGCTTCACAGACACTTTCCTCTGCTGCTGCTAGCGTAACCTTCAGTGGCATCCCACAGACCTATACGGATTTGGTTGTAGTAGTAAATGCCACAAACTCTAGCGGTGGTGATAATGCGGTTGCTTTACGTTTCAATGATGATACAGGTTCTAATTATTCAATGACAAGAATAAGTGGCGATGGAACATCTGCGAGTAGTGAACGTAGTAGCAATATAACATTGATGTATTTAGGTCTTTCTAATTCCACTGTCTACAATTCTGAAATTTATCACATAATGAATTATGCAAATACTACTACTAACAAAACTGCTATTGGTAGAGGCAATGTTGCAAATTCAAGAGTAAGAGCCAGCGTTGGTTTATGGCGCAACACTGCCGCAATTACTTCTGTGACAGTAATAAACGATGCATCTGTAAACTTTGCTTCAGGCTCAACCTTCAACCTCTACGGGATTGATGCAAGTCTTTCTGCTCAAGCCAAGGCAACTGGTGGAACATCTATCTACACCGATGGAACTTATTGGTACCACATCTTCAATCAGTCTGGCACATTCACACCATCTGTTGCGCTATCCAATGTTGACTACCTTGTAGTTGCTGGCGGTGGTGGCGGTGGAAAGAATTGGGCTGGCGGCGGTGGCGCTGGTGGATATAGATATCTAACAAGTCAAAGTTTCACTGCAAATACAAATTATACAGTTACCGTAGGTGCAGGTGGGGCTGGAGCCACAACAACAACTGCACAAAATGCTGGTAGCAATTCTTCATTCAATTCAACATCAGCAACAGGTGGTGGTGCTGGTGGTAACAACCAAGCAAGTCCAACATCTGGTGGTTCTGGTGGTGGTGGTGCATATACTGGCGAGCCTGGTGTAAGCACAAATGGCGCAGCAGGAAACGCTGGTTCTTATTCACCAGTAGAAGGTTATGCTGGCGGTAATGGTTACAATGGTTCAACAAGAAATTCATCTGCAGGTGGTGGTGGTTCATCTGCAGTCGGTGCTAATGCTGTAAATGACGCGGCAGGTGCAGGTGGCGCAGGTACTTCTAATTCAATTACTGGTTCTGCTGTTACCTATGCTGGTGGTGGAGGTGGTGGTGGCTTTACACCAACAGGTACATATCCAGCAGGTGCAGGTGGTTCAGGTGGTGGAGGTGCTGGTGGTCAAGGTAATGGAACTACTGGTACTGCTGGAACTGCTAACACAGGCGGTGGTGGTGGCGGAGGTGCTGGTGGAAACGGAAACGGCGGCGCTGGCGGATCAGGCATCATTGTAATCAGATATTCGGCTGCGTAGGAAGGGAAATCTAAATGCCAACTAATCCAAATATGGTAGCAATCCAAACCGTCACAGTAGGTGCGGGTGGGGCGAGCAGTATTGAATTTACTTCCATTCCGCAGACCTATACTGACTTGGTTATTAGAGTTTCAACTCGTTCAACTGATTCGGGCGACAACGCATTTGGTCTTAGATTCAACGGCAGTTCAACTGCGGCATATTCGATGCGTCGCTTATGGGGTAACGGTGCTAGCGCATCTTCTGGTAGTAGCACTTCTGTAAATAATATGGAAGGAATCTTGGGTGTAAATCCGTCTGGTTCAACAGCCAGCACTTTCGGTAATGTAGAAATATATATTCCAAATTACACTAGTTCCAATAATAAATCCGTATCTATTGATGCAGTAAATGAAAACAATGAGACTACCGCTTACGCTGAACTTTACGCAGGTTTATGGTCTAATACTTCTGCAATCACTCAAGTAACTTTGGGTTATATGACTGGCAACTTTGTCCAACACTCAACCGCAACCTTATATGGCGTGACATCTGCTGGCTTGGGCGCAAAGGCTACTGGCGGAATTATTACTTCTGATGCTAACTATTACTATCACACTTTCTTTTCCTCAGGAACATTTACGCCGACTTCTAACATCACAGCCGATTATCTTGTAGTCGCTGGTGGTGGTGGAGGTTCAGGTAATAGAGGTGGTGGAGGCGGAGCAGGTGGTCTTAGATGTACAGTTACTGCTACTGGCGGTGGTGGCTCTTTAGAATCTGCATTGTCCTTGACGGCTTCAACTAATTACACAGTAACTATCGGTGCTGGTGGCGCAGGTGGTGCTACCACTTTTGCAGGAAGTTCAGGCAACATTTCAGCATTTTCTAGCATTAATACTGCAGGTGGCGGTGCTGGTGGTAATTGGGATAGTAATGGCGTAGGTGGTGGTTCAGGCGGTGGTGCTGGTGGTTCTGAAGGTTCAGGAGCATCAGGAGCAGCAGGAACTGCTAATCAAGGCTATGCTGGTGGAAATAGTTACATTGCTGTCGCGCCTAATGGAGCAGCAGGTGGTGGTGGAGGTGCTGGTAGCGCAGGAACTTCCACAACAATAAGTCAAACAGGAACTGGTGGCAGCGGAGTCACAACAATCATTTCAGGAACATCAACTACTTACGCAGGTGGTGGCGGTGGTGGTATTGATAGTGGTCGTGGTGGTAGTGCTGGCGCTGGAGGTACTGGTGGCGGAGGTACTGGTGGTATAACCGCGATTGGTGGCTCGGGAACCGCAAATACAGGTGGCGGTGGTGGCGGTGGTGGCTACAATCGTTCAGCAAATAGTTTTGCTGGCGCTGGGGCTGGTGGCTCAGGAATCGTCATAGTTAGATATGCAAAGTAAAGGAAAACAATGGCACATTTCGCAGAGATAGATAGTGATGGAATCGTCAAACAGGTACTTGTCGTACCTGACCAAGAAGAACATCGTGGGCAAGAGTTCCTTGCTAACGATTTAGGACTGGGTGGAACTTGGATTCAAACAAGTTACAATCACAGAATCCGCAAGCAATATGCTGGCATTGGTTTTAAGTATGACGCTGATGCCGATGTCTTTATTGCACCACAGCCATTTCCTTCATGGACTCTTGACGACAATCATGATTGGCAACCGCCTGTTCCAAAACCCGAAGATGGTTTTTGGTTATGGAATGAAGAAGAACTAGCATGGGAGATAGTAAGTGACTCAATATAAAATCGTAGTAGATTGCACAAGCGGTAAACAAGAATATGTTGAACTTACTGCTGCTGAAATTGCTCAACGCGACCAAGATGCGGCTAAGTTCGCAGAAGAAAGAGCAAAACGCGAAGCGGAAGCAGAAGCATTAGCCGCACTAAAAGAATCAGCCAAGGCTAAACTTATTGCTGGCGAACCGCTCACCAACGAAGAAGCAGCAGCAATAGTTATCTAAGGAGCAACACATGGCAACACAGTATCGGTATCTGTTTGCCGACCTTAGAACCAACGATATTCTTGCCGAACTTCCTCTCACACGCGTTTCATTTACACAGGTATTGAACACATCAGGTAGTTTTCAAGGAACTATTCTCGGTTCAGATGTAAACGAAACAGGCTACGACATTACCGCCTCAACGGAACCTGCTCGTACTGCGATTTATGTAGACCGAGATGGCGTTTTGATTTGGGGCGGTGTTATTTGGCTACGCACATGGGATAGCGACAGTCAGCATTTCACATTTCAGGCGCGCGAGTTCATGTCCTATTTTGAGCGCAGACGCATTACTGACACGCTAGTTTACGAGGACCAAGACCAACTCTCGGTAGCGCAGGATTTAGTTTTCCTCGCGCAAGATGTTCCGGGTGGAGATATTGGCGTAGTAATACCTAACAACTTATCAGGTGTTTTAGTTACGCGTGTGTATTTTGACTATGAGTTCAAAGATGTATCAGGCGCAGTAAAAGACCTCAGCAACCAGCAAGACGGCTTCGATGTAAATATAGATGTTGCGTATGACGCTTTCTTAGAGCCACGCAAATATCTACGCACCGAATATCCTCAGCGCGGTATTCAATACAACGCGGCAAATCCCGATGCTATTGTTTTTGAATTTCCCGGAAATATCGTGACTTACGAATGGCCTGATGACGGCGCGCAGACTGCCAACACAATGTATGGTATTGGACCAAATAGCAACGAAGCCAAAATTCGTGCTACGGCTGTTAGCCCGACAGACCAAATCGCGGCAGGTTGGCCATTGCTAGAAGATACTGTGTCGTATACCGACCAGTACGACCCTGACTTGTTATATCAGCAGACGCTCGGCGAAGTAACAGCGCGACAAGTTCCTGTCGTCACGCCGAAAATTGTTGTTCCTGCTTATGCCGAACCTGTGCTTGGCTCTTACAAAACAGGTGACGAATGTTTATTGCGTATCACCGATGACCGCTTCCCGAATAATGGTAGCGGATACGGACTTGCCGAGGTGTATCGTATTGTGGCAATTAGCGTAGAACCAGGTGAAGATGGACCTGAACGCGTTACACTTACGCTAACACCACCGACTATCAACTAGGAGCGCGATGCCGTATATCAACTTACCGCCAACGGTATCGGAAATGTTTTGGGATTTAGACCGCCGTATTCGTGCGTTAGAAACTGCGTATCGTTTCAATTTTCCGAATGTGGATTTCAATACGAGTACGCCAACAAATCCAAATGTTGGTGATGCTTTTTACGATACCTACAACAACCAACTTAAATACTGGAATGGTACTGAGTGGGTCGTAATTGCTGATGATAATCTTGGTGTTCCTGTCGTTCAATATACGCCTACATGGGCAGGTACAGGACTAACATTCACAGGAACTCCTGCTGTTGGCAGATATTCACGCGTTGGCAAAATGATTACATATAACATTCAAGTTAATTGCTCAACTGTTACAAACTTTGGCACAGGACAATATTCGCTGACTTTACCAACAGGACTGAACTCAGGTTATAGTTTTCAACATTTAGGCGGATTGCATAAAAATTCAAATCACTATACGCTGCTTGGCGACCTTGGTGCTGCTTCTAATCTTATAGAACTGTATCACCCAACTGCTAACGGCGGACAAGATGTATTTACACACAACAAACCCGTCACGCTAACGACTGCCGAAAGATGGTATATCGCTGGCACATACTTCATCGCATAACCGAAAGGTGCAATAACAATGTCAATACCTGACTGGGCAACGACAGTATCAGGCGTACTCGCTCTACTTGCCGCGTTATGGGCGGCACACAGATTTATTACGCGGTCATTAATTCGTGACTATTTGAGCGAACTGAAGCCTAACGGCGGTTCAAGTATCAAAGACAAAGTCAATGATATTGACGCAAAAGTAAACAAATTAGAAGGCAGAATAGACCAGATTTATCTGCTGCTTATAGATAGAAAATAATGGATAAAATCGTCAATATTTTTTGGCGAATAGTAGCGGTATTCGCAGCAACAGGATTATCGGTAGTAGGTATGGGTAGTGTTGTTGGCATAGGAACTTTACAGTCTATTTTTTTGGCTGGCGGTTTAGGCGTAGCGACTGTTATAGAAGCGTTGGCTCGTGGTTATCTCGATGACGGCAAATTAAGTCAGCATGAAATCAACGAAGCGTTCAGCAAGATAGATAAAAAGAAAGGCAAAAAAAATGAATAATGTAGTAGCGACAGCATACGAGGAACTCGGCTATGCTGAAACAGGCGATAATGATACTAAGTTCGGTAAATGGTACGGCATGAATAATCAACCATGGTGCGCTATGTTCGTATCGTGGGTTTATCACAAAGTAGGACTATCAGCATCAGTAGCAGCCAGCACGAAAAAGGGTTTTGCTTCGTGTGATGCTGGCCTGAAATGGTTCACGAAAAAGAACAAGTTAGTACCAGTAGGACAGGCGCAAGAAGGCGACATCGTTTTCTTTCAGTTTGATACAGATGCTCAACCTGACCATGTTGGTATCGTCGTGAAAAACAATGTCAAGCGTCAGCGCCTCGTCTGTATTGAAGGTAATACCTCGCCCGACAACAAAGGCTCACAAAGTAATGGTGGTGAAGTCGCGGAAAAGAAGCGACCCTATGCTACTGTTATGGCTGTGGCTCGCCCGTAAGGAGGCAGAAATGAATCATAAGATGAAATCAGCCATCGAATCGTATGTTCGTTCTTTCGTTATCGCTGCTCTCGTAGCGTATAACGCAGGAATCACAGGAGCAGAAGATTTACTTATCGCTGGTGCTATTGCAACACTCGGACCAGCACTTCGCGCAATCAATCCAAAAGACCCTGCGTTCGGTTTAATTGCCGATACCGTAGAAGTCGAATTGAATAAATTGGCGAAAGCAGATAAGAAAAAAAAGAAAGCAGTAAAGAAAAAGTAGTCATGGGATTACTAGACGATTTGTCGAATGTTGAAGCATTCGGGAAGGCACAATCGTTATTCTGCGGAGTATGTACGCTACTCGGTGAACTCCCCCAAGCCGAGCGCGATGCTCTTGTAGCAACAATGGCTAGACCAAAAATCAGTCACACAGCATTAAGTAAAATATTAAAAGAAAACGGCTATCCGATTTCAGATGGAGTAGTGGGGCGGCATAGGCGAGGGGTCTGTTCCGGTGTCGCTAAATGACGATTTAGAACAACTCGACCACGACTCGAATCCTGAAATCGTTGAACTGCGCAAAGCATTACAAAGAGCGCAGAAAGATTTACAGAAAGCAAAACAACGCACGGAAGAACTTGTCGAAGTTACGATTCAGTCGTGTTATGACGCAGTATTAGCACACGATAAGTTTCCCGGAATAGCAGCGCCGAGCGCAGACAAACGCAAAACAAAACCCGAAGTTGCGCTATGGCATCTAACAGACTGGCAAGGCGCGAAACGAACTGTGTCCTACGACAGTACGATTATGCGCAAACGCGTATTAGATTTTGCCAAGAAAGCCATACGCATTACGGACATACAGCGCGCCGACCACCCAGTACGCGATGTAACGATTATGTTCGGTGGCGACATGGTCGAAGGTTTATTTAATTTCCCCACGCAAGCGTTCGAAATAGACGCGACACTCTTTGAACAATATGTAACAGTAAGCCGACTTTTGGTAGAGGTTGTGCGTTACGCTTTGAGCAATTACGAGAAGGTGACTGTCGTAGCAGAATGGGGTAATCATGGGCGTATTGGAAGCAAGCGAGATAATGTTCCACGCAGCGACAACTTCGACAGAATGTGCTACGAACTCGCGCGACAATTGTTATCAGACGAAAAACGACTCACATGGCAGGAGTGTCCAGACGATATCCAGAGAGTTCAAATCGGAAACTACAAAGCATTACTTATCCATGGCGATGAAGTTGGGCGGAATGGATTTGCGAGTCCGAGTGGCATCGTTCAACACGCGAACCGCTGGCGAAGCGGAGCATACGATTGGGATTTCCGAGATGTGTATATCGGTCACTACCACACACACGCAGAGTGGCCAATGGCAAACGGACAAGGAAGCGTCTATCAAACAGGCAGCACGGAATCGGATAATCGATATGCTGGTGTCATGTTGGCGGCAAGCGCAACACCATCACAACGACTTCATTTCGTTGACCCAATTAAAGGCAGAGTAACTGCCGCATATAAGATTTGGCTGGACTAATGGAAATTGACGACATACTTGCGGAAGCGAGTTGCCTCATTGGTGGCAACAGACAAGATACCTATGGTGCTATTGAAGAATCATGGGAACGCATCGGCAAACTATGGGCAGCCGTACTAAAACTAGATGAACCTATTCCGGCACACATGGTCGGATGTATGCTGGCACTTATGAAGATTTCAAGAATTGCTAATGACCCAACGCACACGGACAACTACATTGACGCAGTTGCGTATGTCGCTGGTGCTGGTCAATTAGCAACCTAGTAGCAAAAGGTGGCAGAAAGTTACCCCTCACTTCGGTGGGGGGGTCTTTTTTTTATGCGTCCTCGTCCTCGTCATCATCATCGCCGTAATCAACCCAAGTTGATGCCATGATTTCTAGTCCTGCGCTAGTGGCTTGTGCTAATGATGTTGCGAATAAAACCGCAGCACGATTACACATATCAGTAATGATGTCAGGATACGCAGCGTCTTGTTCAATTTTCACATTGAGTCCGCCGAGATTTATCACGACCCGAGCCATAGCCATATCCGAAGAATAGCGCACCTGTCCAGCCCTGTGAGGCGAGGCTATTAGAGCGATTTTTAGAGGCGGCACGGGGGAAAACCCTTGGACAAGGCTGTTCGGGTCTGTAATAGGCGTACAGGGCTCAAGTTGCCACGCTCAGGGTCGAGCCTACACGCTCGAACGGCGCGCCAAAACTTCCTGCCAGCCTGATTTGCTTTTACCGCCTGAGCCTGTAATACTTCTCCCATGATGACGATGACGGGAACCGAAGGCGGTCTGACCGCGCGCGACAACTCCCTCGTTTGCTCATTTGTAACTAGATAACTACATAGCAGAATTCAGATAGTCGAAACGCGTTCGCGCGTTCGTTGTGTTTGATGGCATCGCCCGTGATACATCACTAGCCACTTATTTCCGTAAATCGGATGTGGTAAGCGCACTGCCTATAGAACAGCAACTACGACGACAGAATTGTAGAGAACGAAACGCGCATAGCAATATGTGCGTCTAGCAGTATCTGCTGCTACTGATGAGTTCAGTTACGAAAGGGTAAATATGATTATCACAATTCGCTGGAAAGCGTTCGGCAACCAACCAGAGCGTAATCGTTTCGAATCCGAAGCGACACTCGATTTCGGCACTATCAACAACAACGCAGAAGAAGCAGCAATTCACCGATTTGTTTGCAATATCGTGTATCGCGTTACCAACCTTCAAGAAGAACTCGAGGAATTCGGTTATTCTTGGAAAGAAATCGATTTGTGGAACCGCATTCGCGACATTGCTCCTGCTAATCGTACGCATACTTCGCTGTCTGTCGGTGATGAAATTGCTATCACAGACAACAACAAAACAACAGCATACCGTTGCGCAGAAATCGGCTGGGAGAAAATTGGCACAGTCGAGTTTGCACAAATCTAGGACGAAACCGCGCTACGGCGCGGTCGCAGCGTTACGCGCTGCCTGATGAGTCCATCAGCAACTACTAACAAAGGGTAAATCATGACAATCGCAACATTCAAAACCGAATTGACACCAGCAGTCGTAGAAATTCCAGCAGGACGCAGCGTTATTTTGACTATCGATGGACAGCCAGTCGTATTTCTTCGCGCTGACGAAGTTCGTACTCGTACTACTTTCTTGAAACAAGAATACAAACAATACGATTATTGCGGTATGGGCATAACAATCAAAGACCCAGACGGATTTGATTACAAATATGTCAGCGGTTGCGCTACTACGATGTCGCTAGAAGTTTTGAACAACAGCGTTGAATCAGTAACCGCAGCGTACGCACAACGCTACGCAGTAATGTGGGAATAGACCGAAACCGCCTTCGGGCGGTCTTACCGTAACGCGGTAACTGACGAGGTCAGCAAACAACGAAAGGGTAATCATGACAAAAGAATATGTAGTGAAATTGACAGTAGAAGTTGTAGTAACAGCAGGAAACGAATTCGCTGCGGAAGCCGAAGCGAAAGACCTAGTAGAAATTCTTCCAAACACAAGCGTTGTTAGAACTAACAGCGTTAAGCCTAACAAGTACATGGTAGGTGCGTGATGAGAGATTGCGAAATGTGCGGAAGGTCTGCCAGCACACACGGACAATATCGCTGGTTCGTTTATGACAATGGCGAAATGACTCGTATGTTGTGTTGCGTAGGTTGTCTATACAAGCACGATTTACTTACTGACGGCGGAACACGCGAACACATTCCTACTATCGTAAAGGAGTCACGATGAACGAAAAAGATTATCATGTCGTAGCGCTGCTAATCGCTGAGGCTCGTAAGTTTCATACACATACGCGAGCCGATGCTGCTTTAGACACAATTACAAATATGTTGGCTGGCGCTTTTTCCGTTCAAAGCGAAACTTTCGATATCGAAAAATTTCGCGTGACGGCTGGCGCAAAAGATTAACAAATCCCTACTAGCGAAAGGCAAACATAATGTCGCGATATACGCGAAAACAGAGCGATATCGAATGGACGCTTGATTATCTCAAGCGACTGCTCGACGCAGAAGAAGCAGCCGATGTAAAAGTTAATCGCATTGCAAATCTAGTCAAAGAATTGCGCGATGAACTTTCTATGGATTCGTGAAGGCGAAACCCTGCTTCGGCAGGGTCTAGTGCTAAATGGCACTACTGACGAGCCTCTCGTTTGAAACTATCTTGAAAGGGTAATACTCATGGCACATAACATCGAACAGTTCGCTGACGGCACTAGCGCATTTTTCGCCAACCGCGAACCAGCATGGCACAACCTCGGCACAGTTACACCTGACGCGCTAACAGCACAGGACGCACTCGAAACAGCACAGTTGAATTGGGAAGTTAAAGTTAGCGACACCAATGTTGGCGCTGTTGTTGATGGCAAAGTTCTTACTGTTGGCAACAAGTTCATCACATACCGCGACCACCCGAAGAAAGGGTTGGCTGCTCTTGGTGTAGTTGGCGACCGCTATACACCGATTCAGAACGCAGACGCTTTTGAGTTCTTGAACTACCTATCCGATGATTCGGGTGCGAAGTTCGAAACTGCTGGCTCGCTCAACAATGGCGCGCGCGTATTCATGACAATGAAATTCCCCGAAGCGATGACAATTGCTGGCGTTGATACCATCAACCAATACATCATGGCTATCAACAGTCACGATGGCTCGTCCGCGTTTACTGTTGCGGTTACACCTATCCGCGCAGTATGCACGAACACAGTTCGCCTCGCACTTGACCACGCAGTTAGCAAGATTTCGCTCAAGCATACTGCTGGCTCTACTGCGAAAGTTCAACAAGCACGCGAAACTCTCGGTGTCGTTTGGCGCTACCAAGAGGAATTCGAACGCGAAGTCAATTATCTGCTCAACCGCAGCATGAACGAGCAGGACTTCAAGAAGTTTGTTGAGAAACTCGTACCAGCAGCACACAAGGACGCTAGCGAGCGACAGAAAAACAGCATTGACACCAAGCGCGCAGAGATTACTGCTCTGTGGTACGCGCCAACACAGCAGAATGTAGCGAATACTGCGTGGGCTGCTTACAACGCTGTTGTTGAGTGGGCTGACTGGGCACAGGCAGTACGCGGTGGCGAGAACAAGAATGCTGTTCGTGCTGAGAGAAACATTCTCGGCGCAACTGACGCTATCAAGAACAAGGCACACGCACTCCTAATGAATGCGTAGTTAGCAGTATCAAGAAATTCGGCGCGCTCATCATTGTCGGTGGGCGCGCCTATTCTTGTATCTGCCGTGTCATACTGTAAAATCAACCACAACAGAAAGGGTAATCATGTTATATCCAGCAATACTTTACATAGTCGCTGCGCTATTCGGCACAGGACTTGCGTTACGCCTTATGGCTATTGACGCACAAGAATCAAAATCTATTCTGACACGGCGCGGACGCATCGTTGTCGGAATCTGCGTTGGTTTAGTTATCGGCGCAGTCATTGTCGCTATCAACGGAACATGGTGGAACTGCGATTCCGGCACTTGTTCAGTTATGTGGGGATACTAATGAAATGTTCATTTTGTGGCGCTGCCAATGTAAAAATTGATGTCATTTCATACAACTCCAAAATCGTAATGCGTTGTATTTCATGTAAAGAACTTGACGGCATAACTGCCGACAACGAGCAGAAAGGGTAAATATGCAAACTTTCATGACGCACGACAACTATGTTGATACCGCGAAAGTCCTAGACGACAAGCGTTTAGGAAAACAGCGTGTTGAAACATATCAAATTCTCAAAGCACTACGCGGTGACTATGACGATACTGGCGCTTGGGTTAATCACCCTGCGACAGTCATGTGGCGCGGTCACGAAGCCGACTTGGCTCTTTACGGCTTGACCATTTCCATCGAGTTCTACGAACGCGGATTCGATGGTTGGAATATGTGCGAAATCTTCAACGATTTGAACGCACAACTTACGCGAGCCAAAGCAGGAAAATATCCATGGTGGGTCAATAACGAATTACTTCACATGACACATCGCTCCAACCTTATCCGCAAATACCCTGAGTATTACGGCGGTTGGCAACTTCCCAACAACATTCCCTACATATGGCCACTTCCCGAAGTCGGCGAATTCCGACTCGGCACATTCAAGAACGGAGACAACCTCGATATGCTCAAAGGCGCGAATGTATTTCTCACCTCACAGCAGGTCGCCGAACTACTCGGCGTATCACCGAAAACCATCAGCGCATACAAAGCGCGTGGTCAAATGCCAGCACCCGACCGCGAATACGGTCGCACACCGCTATGGCGTTATAGCACGATAGAAAAATGGCGTGGCGAAATCCGCACACCCGTAGTACCAAACAAGTAATCGAACAGGAAGGCAAACCTATGACTACTTCATTAGCAATAAAAAACGACCAAGATTTTTGGTCAAATCAACAACTCGCTGCGTTGAAGCAACTTGGCTTGAACAATGCGAGCAACGGCGACCTCGCCGTATTTTTTCATCAAGCACAGAAAACAGGACTCGACCCGTTCGCTCGTCAGATTTACATGATTGAACGCGGTGGTCGTTACGGCATACAAACATCTGTTGATGGCTTGCGTATCGTGGCACAGCGTTCAGGTGAATACGGTGGGCAATCAGGTCCGTTTTGGTGCGGTGAAGATGGCGTATGGAAAGATGTATGGATTGGCAAGACTCCGCC